ATACTCGTTAACTGAGAACAGTCATGGCAAATTTATTCATTAGTTTTCCAACTTTGAATTTGGTCTTATCAACCAGCATGTTTGGTTATATGAAATTTGGTAGATTTGCAACTACCACTTCTAGTGTAATCAGGCATGAAGGGTTTTTCTCACAAATCTTTGCCATAATTAAAGCAAGGTTTTATTACAACAGGCGTGCTGTAATAGAACCACAAGTTCATGCTGAAATTCAAAATTACATCTGTGAGGACCAGGAAGAGAGTGTTGATGAAGCGCTTGAATGTCTGGAAGATGTATTTATCACGGAGGTTGAGGAAGGTGTTTCCAAGCCTATTTTGCGATTTAGAAAAGTGAAACGAAGATTAAGATCACAGTTTCTTTGCAAAATTGTATCTTCCCTCAAGGAGAGATTTTACTCTCATGGTTTTGAGGATGTCCAATCCAACAGAATGGTTTTGTATAAAAATACTGTTGAGATCCTTAAGAAGTTAAATGTTCGTACTTCAGAAAGAGCCGGTATAGCTTCTACTGTTGTTGAACTTTTCTTCATTAAAACTGTTACCGAGATAAGATGTGAAGGGATCCGCAAGAGTGCTATTAAACGTAGACAGCTTGAGGCCTTCGATAGTACCGTTGTCGAATTTAATTGGCAACGGTACTGGGGTTTTGGGATTGTATCCCAAGCCCCTGTTCCTGCCCAATAAGGGTGCCCTTCTTTGTTACGTGGTTCTACAGAAATGTTCCAAAACATTTTTGTCAATCGATTGAACGTAACAAGGACAGGGTGCCCTATAAGGATGAGATCCATGACCCGTTTCACTGGAGTTTCAGCAGATGAAACGATCTCATCCTTTGATAATAGCATTGACAATGCGTTGAACGCCGTTACAAACCGAGTTTTGAGTTATACCCAGAACGGCGAGCGATTTTTGATCAGTGAAAAACTGGACAAGCATTCTGGACCTATGTCTAAATATTTGAGCTATGAATTAGTTAAGCTAGCGAATCAAGACGTTGTAGCCTCCCCGATCCCCGAAAAGAAATTTCCGGGTTTGTATCAGGGCGCCCGCAACAAGATTTACGCAAGAGCCGAAAAATCATTGTCAAGAGATCCGTTGTTGAAATCTAAGGATTGGCAAATATCTATGTTTCTCAAATATGAAAAAGACATCCGTAGCGCCAAACCAGATGCTGTGCCTCGCGTTATATCTCCACCCGGACCTAGATATAGGTTAAGACTCGGGTGTTACGTGAAGGCTGTAGAGGAGGGAATATACGAAGATATAAATAAAATGTTCGGATATCATGTGGTTGCTAAGGGAATGAATTATGAGCAACTTGGTGGTGTTATATCAGAGCATTGGCATTCTTTTAGTCGTCCAGCATCTATTGATTTAGATGTGAAAAGGCTAGATCAGGCCATAACTGTTGAGATGTTAGTTTGGGCACACCAACTAATATTATCTAAATTTGTCGGCTCAGACCGAGATGAACTTGAGTTTCTTTTGGAGAAACAGTTGAAAAGTAAAGTCTTTGCTAAGTGTGATGATGGCTTCCTCACTTACAAAGTTGTTGGCACTCTGACCAGTGGCCAACCGAATACTTCTCTCACAGGTGTTTCCATAGTTACGTCTATTATCCATGCTTATTCACGTAAGTGTGGTTTCCGTATTAGACTTATTAACTGTGGAGATGATTGTACCATTATATGCGATGAAAAATATGTGAAAATTTTGAGCAAAGATATACAGACCTGGTTTAAGGAGTTTGAATTTAGAACAAAAGTCTCGCAAATCAATTACATTTTGGAAGGAATTGAATTTTGCCAGACTAAACCTATTTACGTTAATGGCCATTATCAAATGGTTAGAGATGTCAGAAATGCTATTATAAAAGATAGTACTAGTATTGATTTGCTAGATACTCCACTATTATGTTCAAAATGGTTACAAGCTGTAGCCAGTGGTGGTTTAGCCACGCATGGAGGCATCCCAATTTTTCAGGATTTTTATACTTGTTATGCAAGATCCTCCAAACATATGATTAAGAAACTCCTACTTAATCGGAGACAACGTAAAAATCTCAACAGCAGAAAAGAACTTCGTAGTATTGAGAAGAGTTCAATGAAATACTGGGGTAAAGGAATGAACAACAAATACGTTGACCAGATTTGTCCAAGAACTAGATATAGTTTCTTTTTGGCTTTCGGTTATACACCACAAGAGCAAGTTATATTTGAAAAATATTACATGAATCACGTATCTGTCTTTATAAAACCAGTAGAATCAACTCCTCAGTTCCCTGTCCTCCTCTACGAGGTGGCGCAGTAGGAATAACTTGCCTCAAAGACAACACAGGTCTATAAATAGTTGTGGTGGTGGCTAACCTACCAGTTTTTATTGGTAATATGATGGTGAGTTTTATTTCACTTGATAATTGGGTCCCTATTTTAATGCCCAAAACGTTTGATTAACCTTCTATTGATCAACTACTTCGAGCGAGTTGCTATATGTAGAAGGCATTCAGTAAATACTTACGTGCTAAACAAAATGCCGAGAGACTGCACGGCGCATCGTCCAGATAATAGGGATGAACAGTCCAGTTGTCGTTTGCTGGATCCAATACAAAACGAATTATGCCTCAACGCAAAAATAAAGGAAAGAAAGTTGCTTTCCAAGGCCAAGGAGCCTATAAACTTCCAAATGTCCCTGCTTCTTTAACGAGAGGCCTTCAGTATGCTGCTGAGACAGCTTACCCTAAACCAAAGAAAACTAACACATGGCAAAACAAAGTCGCCAGATCACTTGGTGGTCTGGCAGGCGGTGTTTTTGGTCCCGTAGGTGCTGCCCTCGGTGATTCTGCCGGAGGAGCCCTTGCTAGGTGGCTTGGATATGGTAAATATACCGTGTCCAAAAATAGTTTAGTTCTCGCTCCTAACAATGTTCCTTCCATGCATTCAAATAAGGAAAGTATCATTCTTAGGCATCGAGAATATATTGGCGATGTTGAAACTGGCTCTGCCAATGGTTTCAATGTCACCAATTACAATTTGAATCCTGGTTTAAACACCACTTTCCCTTGGGGGAGTGATGTAGCCCAGGCTTTTCAAGAATGGAAACCACGTGGAATTATTTTTGAATATGTTAGTACTAGTGCTGATGCACTTAATAGTACAAACACAGCTTTAGGCACAGTTATTATGGCAACACAATATCGTGCTTCAGCTTCAAGTTTTGTCTCCAAGACTCAAATGGAGAATGAATATTTTTCATGTAGTGGAAAACCGTCTATGAATCTTTGTCATCCTATTGAATGTAATCCCAAAGAAGATCCTTATAACGTACATTACGTTAGAGGTTCTGCTGTCCCTTCTGGTGATGATATCAAGACCTATGACATAGGGTTGTTTTCAATAGCGACTACTGGGTTTCAAGCATCCAATGTCGTCATTGGGGAGTTGTGGGTCAGTTATGAGGTTGAGTTACTCAAGCCTTCTACCGCTGAGTATTCAGGGAACTATTTACCCGAGACACACATCTCGTTATCGTCTGGTATCACAGCGACTACTATTTTCACTGGTAACGCTATTACTTTCGATAATATTGGAACAACGGCTACTGCAAACATTATCACTTTTCCTAAAAATATGCCTTACGGTGCTTACATGGTACAGCTTATTATTTACGGTGGTAGTGCTTCACTTGTTACCCCCACTTTTAGTGGGGCTCAAGGTATAGTTTTCGACAGTTATCTTTTCAATCATTCTTCAGGCTATTCTTCAAACAGTGGTTCAACTTCTACCACACTGTTTGTTACTGCGCCTTTTACGTATACGCAGAATAATAATGCTACATTACCTACCATCACGTTGGGAGGGGCCGGTACCCTGCCGACCTCTGTGACAGGGGGTGATTTATTTATTACTCAGTTGAATACCCAAGCTACTTAGGTTTAGGTTTGGAGTTATGCAAGGTTTTAGATCGACCTTAAAAAGAGTTACATCTTTACTTCGCAACGTCGGTTACTAGTTATCCATAAACTTTTTAACATAGATCATTAATTATTAAACGCTTCTGCGACTCTACTTAGGAGTATAAACTGTTGGTTTAGGTCAACCTCGGGCTGCTAACCCGTGAGAAAAATTTACTTTATGTACACTTTGAGAAAGGGTGTGCTTAATTGCTGTTCTTTACTTTCCCAAACCGGCCTTCCTACACCGGTAATCCTGCTCAATCCAGGAAGGAGGTGAATTTCCTCCAACTTCTTTAGGCTGAAGTAAAATATGTCCAGCTATAACCCTTAGCTAGTTCATAAGGGTTGCACCGTCCTAGGCGGTATACAAG